AATGAAATCTCCAATTAAGCAACCTATGAGCCCAGAAGAAATGAGACGAAAAGGATTAATATGAAGAAATTTATTAAAGATATAACAGGTATTACAAAAAAAGAAAAAGAACTAGAAGAAAAAGAACTAGAAGTCCTTAAAGTAAAAGATCCTAAAGAATATGCAACACGCCGCAAAACATCTTGGGTAAATGTAATCGATATGAAAGTAAACAAAGATAATATCCGAAACGGATTCTTTGAACTTGATTGGAACGAATACTTTATTAAAGAACTAATTCAAGCAGGATACGGTGTAGATAATGACCTTGATGAAGAAATTGTTGACAGATGGTTTAGAGATATTGTACACGGTATGTTAGAAGAAGAAGGACTAGACACTGATAGGGGTGCTGGTTATATTAATGTAACGCCTATTGAAAAAGGACGTAGCGAAGTATCATAATGAGTGCTAATTGGGTTAAAATAAAATTAGATAAAGGTAGACTTGCTGAAGTTACAGAAACTAGACTAGACATTCGTGAGATTCTCAGTATACTATATTCTCAAGAAGATTTTAAGGGTCTAGTTAATAGAGATGAACTAGCATCAGCTCTAGTTATAGCATATAAAGATAAAACTTGACACAAGTTAAGTTTGGTGCTATAATAATACTATAAATTACATAAAGGTAAACTAATGGCAACTTATATTCTAGTAGATACAGCTAACACATTCTTTCGTGCAAGGCATGTAGTACGTGGTGACTTAGACACAAAGGTAGGAATGGCTCTACACATCACACTTAGTGGTGTTAAAAAAGCTTGGGCCGACTTTAATGCAGATCATGTTGTGTTTTGTTTAGAAGGTCGTAGCTGGCGCAAGGACTATTATGAGCCTTACAAGCGTAATAGGCAAGTTGCTCGAGATGCACTAACTCCTAGTCAGCAAGAAGAAGATACAGTGTTTTGGGAGATTTTTGACGAGTTTAAAGACTTTGTTAGTAATAAGACTAACTGTACTGTTATGCGTCACCCACAACTAGAAGCAGATGATCTTATTGCAGGTTGGGTACAAGCACACCCTAATGACAATCACATTATTATTAGTACTGACGGTGACTTTGCACAACTAATTGCTCCTAACTGTAAACAGTACAACGGTGTTAGCAACACAACTATTACACACGAGGGTTACTTTGACGACAAAGGCAAGCCTGTTATAGATAAGAAAACTAAAGAGGCTAAGCCTGCACCTGATCCTGCATTTATGTTGTTTGAGAAGTGTATGCGTGGCGACACTAGCGACAACGTGTTTAGTGCTTATCCGGGTGTGCGTAAGAAAGGCACTAAGAACAAAGTTGGTCTTATTGAAGCGTTTGCAGACAAGCAAAACAAAGGCTACAACTGGAATAACATGATGTTACAACGTTGGGTAGATCATGAAGGTATTGAACATCGTGTGTTAGATGATTATACACGTAACGTAACATTATGTGATTTGACTGCACAACCTGCAGACATTAGAGAAATTATTAATACAACTATTGCAGAAAACGCAACACCTAAAGAAATCTCACAGGTCGGCATGAGACTTATGAAGTTTTGTGCTAAGTGGGATATGCAACGTATTGCAGATCAAGCGGCAACTTTTGCAGAGCCATTACAAGCGAGATATCCTATATGACAATTAAAGCAAAAACAATATTAAAAGATAAATTTTGGATCATAGAAGACGATAATAATAGACTAGGAACATTATCGTGGGACGATGATAGGTATTTGTTTTCTGACAATGCTGGTACTTGTTTTTTTAATAACACAAAACAAATGCGTGATAAATTTGGAAGTAAAGTTATCTTCTTAAATGAGGAGGATAATGTTAGACCTATAACTGATTATTCTGTACATAATTTTCCTACTAGTGTACAACCATATAATGCAATGTATGATGTAAAAAGAAAATTACCTCTTTTTACAAAGAGTGACAAATCTAAAAGTATGTATTGTGCAGGTTATTATATCATTCGTTTTGATAAAGGTTGGGTCAAGTCATTTTGTCCTAAACTTATTACACTAGAACGTTATGAATATAAAGGTCCATTCACATCTGACATTGAAATGAGATCGGAGTTAAGCAATGCCAGCCGTTGAGCCATTAAATACAATACCATTACAGCAATTTATTTCTACTGTAAAGTCAGCAGAAAACAGCCGTGCAAAAGAAATAAAAATTGATATTGCGACTGCTAAAAATTTAGCATTTACACTTGGCATAGTTATGAGCAGAGTACACGGTGAATTAGAACAATTGGTAGCTGATTCAAAAAATACATCAGATGAAATAATAAATATCACTATGGATGGAAAGTTTTAAAACTGCTATAATAAAAAGATAAATATATACGTAGTTTATAAAAGGACACGTATATGAGTAGACCAAAACCAAATATTCTTTTAGAAAAAGTTAACAGTAAAACTTATAGAAGTGAACAAGTTTTAGAAGCAGATGCTATATGGGCTGTATTTTATAAGGGCGAACCTTTTAATTTAAAAAGCTCAAATGCATTAACAAACTACCCTGGTCCTAAATATAAAAAAACTAGCTTTTCAAATCCTGGTCACGCACACAATCTTTCTAAAAAACTTAACACTATGTTTAATTCAGAAGATTTTGTTGTTTATAAATTAACTACAGGCGAGATAGTTTCTTTAGATGACAACGTGTAGTAAATATGAGTTGGAAAGAAACATATACAAAGATTTTCTTAAAAGAACTAGGCAAAAGTACAAATAGTGCAACTGTCAAAGAATATATGCCACTTTGGTGGCAAAATACTAGAGTAAAAAAAGTTGGCGGGTTGCGTCTTACAGACGTAGGCGCGGAACTATTACAAAGTATAGATATAGCAACTTATGATATACCCTACCCTAAAGATATGCCGTTAACTACACAAGTTATAATATTTTTAGACCAATTTATTGATTGTCCTTACTATCTAACTAATAGAAGTATTACTGTTACTAGCGAAAAAAAAGCAGTGGAGTTAACTCTCTTTAGTGGAGATCTACGTAAATATGGTTTAATTAAAGCAATGAAAAGGCAAGAACAAGAATGACTGTTTTTAATGAATGGAGTCAGCTTAAAAAAGTTATTGTAGGAATAGCAGACAATGCTAAAATTCCTGCTGTAGATAAAAGTGTACGTACAGTTAATTATGCACATTTAGATGATGTAAGTAATGTAGAAGTTGGACAATATCCAAAGCAAGTAATAGACGAAGCAAATGAAGACTTAGAAATATTTGTAGACTTTTTACAAAAAGAAGGTGTAGAAGTAGTAAGACCAAATGCTACTGATTGTGCTTACTATAACTATTGCCCAAGAGATAGTGTGTTTATACACGGAGATAAAAATATTGCAACTCCGATGCCTATACGTGCAAGAAGTAATGAGTGGAAGGCATTCGAACATCATTTACACAATCCAATAGATTTATCAAGTACAACACCCGACCCTTTATATAATTTAGACTGTATAGGCAATAAAGATATTTTAGCACTAAATGAAACTTATCCTGCATTTGACGCTGCTAATATAATACGTGCAAACGATCATGTACTATACCTTGTGAGTAATAGCGGAAATAAATTAGGAGCACAGATTTTACAAGATGCACTTCCTACAATATCTGTACATACATTAGAGGGTGTTTACAGTTACATGCACATAGACAGCACTGTAGCGTTTCTAAGAGAGGGTTTAATGCTACTTAATCCTAGTAGAATAAAAGATGTAAACGTGCTGCCAGAGCCGTTTAGAAGCTGGGACTATATTATGTGCCCCGAGCCCACAGACATTGGATTCTATGGCAACTATAACAATGCTAGCACATGGATTAATATGAATTTGTTTAGTATAAATCCTAACTTAGTAGTGTTAGAAGAAAATCAACATAGTTTAAGAAAAGAATTAGAAAAATACAATATAGAGTGTGCTATGTTGCCAACTAGGCATCAACGTACTTTAGGTGGTGGATTTCATTGTGTAACATTGGATATTGAACGTGCGATGGACTAGCGGAAATATATACCCAATATGGGACAATAGTTATAAAAATTATAACTTTGTGAAGCAACCTATTTCGCAAGACGAAATAAATTTATGGCGTTCACAAGGGTATGATCACAAAAGTTTTAGTGGCACAATGTATGGTGGTAAAAATGTTATGCCAGCTTGGATACACAAAGTTTCAGATATACTAAACTTGCAAAAAAGTGGCCACGTAATTTATCGTATGGACACTAATGACATTATGCCTACACATTCAGATCACTATAATACGTATTGCAAAGTCTTTAATGTAGAATATAACGATGTGTATCGTGCAATAGTTTTTTTAGAAGACTGGAAGCCTGGACACTATTTTGAAATAGATAATACAGGGTGTACAAATTGGAAGGCAGGAGATTACTATTTATGGAAGGGAGATGTAGTACATGCCGCAAGTAATATAGGAATTGATCCTAGGTATACACTACAAATAACTGGAATAAAATAATGTCTAATTTTATGAATAAGGTATATTATTTTAATTTTCCTTTTAAAATGCGTTCAAACAATAGACTGTTAGGTAGGACAGCAAAATTACCATTACCGAGCGAAGGTCCATATATTATTTCTACAGCACACAACAAATTAAATTTAGACGATTTGTTATCACATACTAAACTTGAGAAACTTTCTAAAACAGGACTTGACGTATATCTATTTGAAGTTTTAGCAACTTACAAATTAGAAAACGGATATAAAGAGCGCAATAGATCATTTTATACAGAAATATTATACAACGAAGACGAACATAGCAAACTATATAGTCATGAATTTGATGTTATACAAAACCTTGCAGAAAAACTGAATATTAATATAAATGTCTACACATGTGAAAGAAATGTTAGACAGTTTTTTGGTTCTAAGTACAAAAATTTAAATATATTTTGTTTTGATATATTTGTACAAACACTGTTAAATTTAAATTTTGATCCGGGCAATGACACTATATCAAAAAAGTTTTGGTGTGCAAACTGGCGATACACTCCTGCAAGACATTCTATTATGGGATATCTAGCAAATAAAGACGGTAACTACAGCTGGCATTATGAAGCGCCTGAAATTGACTTTATTGACGTAGAAGAAAAGTATTTAGAGGTATTACACAAAGGTAACAAAATTCTTAACAAAGAAAATTTCTATCTTGATCAACCAGTAAAACGTAAAGTAGATGTATTAAACGATCACAGTGTATGCTATCCCGAAAATGAAAAATCTATGACAACAAAATATAATCCTACTTTTTACAATTCACTACTTTCGTGCTTTGTAGGTATAATTACTGAAACTAGATTTGGGCAACCACAAGCAAATTTTAGTGAAAAAGCATTACATCCTATTCGTTGTAGAAGACCTTTTGTACTAGTTGCGCCGCCGTTTACTCTACAATATATGAAAGAATTAGGATTTAAAACCTTCGATAAATGGTGGAGCGAAGATTATGACTCAGAAACTGATCATTTTAAAAGATTAGAAAAAATATACGATCTAATCGACTATATCAACACCTTAACTATAGGAGAAATGCAGGAAATACTCGTAGAAATGAGAGATATTTTTCAACATAATTTGCAAGTTATTGATTTTTATAGAAATAATTCTTTTCCTATTTTAAAATAATGATTGACAAATGTTATATTGGTGCTATAATTAATGTATAGTAAGAAATTAAGCAATTCACTAGAGGGAAACATAAAATGGATACAGCAACTAGAACAGTTAGTCCAAATTCTGCAAAATCTTCAATTAAACACGCTTTAACTAAAAAGCGTCCAATCTTTCTTTGGGGGCCTCCGGGTATTGGTAAGTCTGAAATTGTAAGTCAGATTACAGATAATCTACCTAACTCACACTTAATCGATGTACGATTGTCACTATGGGATCCAACTGATATTAAAGGTATTCCGTTTTTTGATTCTAACTCGGGTACTATGCAATGGGCGCCGCCTGCAGAACTTCCTAGCCAAGAGTTTGCATCACAGTTTGATAATATTGTGTTGTTTTTAGATGAAATGAACTCTGCGGCGCCGAGTGTACAAGCGGCAGCATATCAGCTTGTACTCAATCGCAAAGTCGGTACTTACAAACTACCTGACAACGTTCTAATTGTGGCGGCTGGTAACCGTGAAGCTGACAAAGGCGTTACTTACAGAATGCCTGCTCCGTTAGCTAATCGCTTCATTCACTTAGAACTTGCTGTATCATTTGATGACTGGTTTGCATGGGCAGTTGATAATAAAATACACCAAGACGTAGTAGGTTTTTTACAGTTTAGCAAAAAAGACTTGTATGACTTTGATCCTAAAAGTCCTTCGCGTTCTTTTGCAACACCTCGTTCGTGGACATTTGTATCTGAACTTATTGAAGACGATTTAGATGAAAATACAACTACTGATCTTGTAAGCGGCTCAGTAGGCGAAGGACTTGCTGTAAAGTTTATGGCGCACCGCAAAATTGCATCAACAATGCCTAATCCAACTGATATCCTTACTGGAAAAGTTAAAGAAATACAGTCACAAGAAATCAGTGCTATGTACTCATTAACTGTATCTTTGTGCTACGAACTAAAAGAAGCCGACAACAATGGTGACAAAAAGTTTGATGCTAAGGTAAATAATTTCCTTAGATTTGCTATGGATAACTTTGATACAGAGCTTGTTGTAATGGGCATCAAACTTGCACTAACACAATATGCATTGCCCATTGATCCTGATGAAGTAGAATGCTTTGATGAATTTCACGATCGCTATGGTAAGTATATCAAAGCCGCGCAGTCAGCATAATAAATAAAGAACGGTTCTTTTGGTGCCGTTCTTTATAATATTCTGGTTGACAGCCTAGATAATTAATGTTATACTATATGTATAGAAACTAGCAAAGTGAGTAGGGCAATGACTACAGAAAAAACTGCAAGTAAGTTAAAAAATTGGCAACCTAATCCCGATATTACTCCCGAAGAATTAGAGGAGATGCGTGTAGAAGTATACGATCGTATTATCGTAGCACGAGTTGGTTTGCTCTTACGTCATCCTTTCTTTGGTAATATGGCAACACGTTTACGTATACTTGCCGCAGATGACTGGTTGCCCACAGCCGCAGTAGACGGGCGTAACCTTTACTACAATACACAATTCTTTAATGCAATGAATAACAAAGAAATTGAATTTGTTATTGCGCACGAAATACTACATATGGTATACGATCATCTAGAGCGTAGAGGCGATCGTAACCCACTTCTTTATAATATTGCTGCCGATTATAAAGTAAACAATTTACTTGTTAAGGATCGTATTGGCGAAAAGCCAAAGATTGTAGATTGCTATCAAGACTTTAAATACGATGATTACACATCAGAAGAAATTTATGACGAACTGTTTGAACAAGCGGAAAAGAACGGACAAGAGCTTATTGAGCAACTTGGCGAAATGCTAGACGAGCATTTAGACAGTAGCGGCGAAAGTGATGGCTCTTCAGATAATGGTGAAGAAAAAGATGTAAACGGTAACGGTGTAAGCAAGAGCCGTCCAAAATATAGCAAAGACGAAATTAAAAAGATCAAAGACGAAATTAAAGAGAACGTATTAAGTTCTGCACAGGCAGCAGGTGCAGGCAATGTTCCTGCTGGTGTTGCACGTATGATTAAAGATCTTACTGAGCCTAAAATGAACTGGCGTGAGATTCTTCAAACACAAATACAAAGTATTATTAAGTCTGACTTTACTATGAGTCGTCCGTCACGTAAAGGTTGGCATACTGGTGCAGTACTTCCTGGTATGCAATTTGACGAAACTATAGATATTTGTATTGGGATAGATATGAGTGGTTCCATTGGTTGTACACAAGCAAAAGACTTTTTAGGTGAAGTAAAAGGTATAATGGATCAGTATAAAGATTATAATATTAAAATCTGGTGCTTTGATACAAACGTATACAATGAAGCTGATTTTTCTTCAGACGGCGGCGAAGACTTAACTGAATACGAA